ATCTCTTCACAGTAGAATCCGCCTCTCGGACTTAAAAAGTTCTGAGATTTGGATACCAACATCCCATTCTTTGAATGGGTGGAGGTGATGCAACTCAAGTAACACTTGGGTCCCTGGCCGAAATGGTCGTCACCAGAACAAGTGAAGTGCACCCAGCTTAGAGCTGGGGGACCTCTCGATTTCCTGATCATGTACAGAAAGTCGTGATCGGACATGTCTATAGCTTTACAGACATATCGAATTCTTGATTCATACTCTGCACAAAGGTTGTGTAGAGTAAGGACGAGTTTCGCTCCAGGATCTCCCATCAGGACACCCTGGCGAGTTTTCCCGTCGACGAATCTGTCGATGGGACCTTCATAAATACGAGATGAGCAGAGCAACTCTGCACAAAGCGTGGAGTATGTGGAATGAACCATTCCCACACCTTCCATAAATCCTTCAAGCATTGCTTGACTGGATTTGTGTTCACAGTGGTCTGTAGCCGCGGTTAGATCACTACTTAAGAAGTAGGTTTTCTGATCGGGAACCGGCTTCGTATTACGAAGCGATTTACACCATTCGAACAACTGCCATCCTCGGGTAAGACCCGTTTTGGCAGATGGGTGATGACGGATTATACCAATCCAATGATGGGCCCACGGAGATAAAATCTGTGTGAGCCAATCTTCACCCACGGTGACAACCCTGCTTTTAGCACCAGGTTCACCGATCGCTGACGCCCTGATTGAGGGAGGAGCGACGATCCTAAGCGGATTGTCCTCATCTAAATATTTGGACCCGGCAAGTCTTCCTTGTCGGAGCCCTTCCTCAATTGACCACTGCAGGATTTGGAATCCAGTAGTGTCATCTAGGCCGTACAGCGGGTCTCGATACTTGAAATTTTCAAGATCGAGCTCCATGTCCTCGGTGCTTTCACCGGCTTCATGGTGCGGTTCATGTACAGGTTCCTCCCTGCACATGGTTTGCCACCTCGGTCTACCACTCACTAAGTGGTAAGGCCGACCAAACCAGGTCGTGAATTTCACGTCTTGGTTTGACGTTTCAGTGGCCCAGCTTCGGAATTTTACTCCGATCTCGGCTGCACGTCCACCTTTGTCAGTTGACGAATCCAACGATGCATTGGAAGTCAAAGACAAGTGGCCCGACGATGGATCATTGTCGGGTCTAAGCCGTCTGACCGTTTTGCCAACAAACTCGCCGAGTCTGTATAATATGGCGCAACGGGTGTCGTCGACGATAGGACGAGAGAAGAGAACCTCTGCATGTTTCTGTAGAGAGTTATCCCTTTCGATCCGGTCACCGGCAGGAAAGTTCCTGCTGGTAACAAAGTGAGCTACACGGGTGAAGTCGAATTTCGACTGTGAACCACGCTCAATGATAGGGGTTAGCCAAGGTGCTAACCTCTGCCAAAAGAAAGGTAACCTCCTGCGGTCGACCCAAAATCGATCGTACCCAGGAAAATCCTGAGGGATTGGAGGCTCACCGGTCTCTGATGCTACAGAGCACCATTTGACCAGCGCACCAAACAGTTTCCACTGTTTGGTAACTAGATCGGAGCGGTGCGCTCCGAGGCTGTAGGCCCATTTCATTAACTTAGTGAAATCCGCCGACTCCACGAGCCGAGGGACATCCTCGGGCATGGAAGTGATGAGACAGTCGATGACTGCCTCGACGCAATTCGAGAGACGTTTAATCCCTCGGAAACGACTTTTCGCGATTTTCGTGATAACGTCGTCTGATAGGTAGGGCAAGACTTTCTTGACTCTACCGGCCAAGGACGAGACACTCTCGTACTTAGTAGGTCTACCGATCGCCTTGACCAACGGTTTAGGCAGCAGGTTTACGTACTCTGCCGGAATTTCCGGAAGTGTACCTCGGTTTAAAACCGAGTTGGAACCCTCGCGGGTTCGGTTATCCACATTCTGTGTGGCTATCTTCGTCTAGAGGCGGACCCCTGCGAGAC